ACTCAAGAAATTGACATGATCCTGCTGGAATACACTGAGGCAGAACTTGCGTTGGTGAATATGGAGGCGCGTAACGATAGAGCACATGAGCATCTATATGTTCATCTTCCTGATCGCTCACTGGTATATGATGCTGCTGCTTCAAAGGAATTGGGCCAGCCAGTTTGGTTTACGCTCACCAGCAGCATTGTTGATTTTGCAAAGTATCGCGCTCAAAACTTTGTCTGGTGCTATGACAAATGGCTATGCGGTGACCCAACCAGCAACAACGTAGGCTATCTGGTTAAAGATATATCTACGCAGTATGGCGATCAAGTTCGTTGGGAATTTGGAACCACCATTGTTTATAACGAAGGCCGTGGAGCTATCATACAGCAGCTTGAGCTGGTTGGCTTAACGGGTTCAGTTGCTTTTGGTTCTGACCCAACCATAAGCACTAGTTATTCTATAGACGGAGAATCTTGGAGCCAAGATAAGTTCATCAAGGCTGGCAAGACAGGAGAGCGTGCAAAGCGTTTAGTCTGGTTCCAGCAGGGATGGATGCGTAACTGGCGCGTTCAACGCTTCCAAGGAACTTCAGACGCTCATATGTCATTTGCTAGGCTAGAGGCGGCAATAGAGCCGTTGGCTTACTGATGGCGGTAAATCCACGAAGATTAGGTCTGACACGGGATCAGTTCGCTTCTTTCCTTCAGGACTTCGAGCAGATTAAGCAATTCGAAAATCTGTTTGCAACCGTTGACGAGATTAACAACGTCACTGTTGATGAGATTAACATCGCTGCTGGCAATGCTAATGCTAGCGCGAATGAAGCATTATCACAGACCGAAGCTATCTCGCAGATTCTTGAACAGATTGCATTAGCGCCAAGAAACGAACTTGGTACAATGTCAGAACTGCAACAGGCGAATGTGCCGTGGCTTCAATTTAGCACGCAGCCGAGCGGGTATCCAACAGGCCCAGAAGCGAATGGCACTGTCTATTGGGATGATGCTGACTCGATTAAAACCTTAAACATCGTCATGGAAGATAGCGGCGAAGTCATCCAGCACGTTGGCGAAGAAACATATTATCGCGTTAAGGCATCGGCTGCGATAACCCTCGGCCAAGTCGTTATGTTTACAGGCACTGTAGGCGCATCTGGTGGTTTACGGGCTGCTCCTGCTACTGGCCTATCCCCTACGCAAAGCGAATACATCATGGGAATCGCGACCCAAAACATAGCAAATAATCAATGGGGATACGTTACTTGGTTTGGTGAAGTCAAAAAAGTCAACACAACGGGCGGCGCTGAAGCGTGGGTTGACGGACAAATACTGTATTATAACCCTGCCGTGGCTGGTGGCTTGACAAAGAATGTTCCGTCAGCACCAAACCCTAAAGTGATTGTGGCGTCGGTTGTTCATGCGGCAACCAATGGCATATTGTTTGTCCGTCCGACTTTCGGATCGGCTCTTGGCGCTACAGATAGCAACGTCGAAATTACTGGTCTCGCAAACAATGATATGCTGCTTTACGATGGTGTGCAGTTGCGGTGGGAAAACAAAGCTCCAGCCGACATCCGCACCGCTTTGGGGCTTGGAACAATGGCGCTGAAAAATGTCGGCGTTTCAGGTACGTTTACAACGGCAGATATACCATTTAAAACGGTGACAGTAACTGACGGCATCATCACGAGCATAGTGTAGGGAATCTGACATGGCGGTAACAACAAAAGTTCTTATTCCAGCAAAGACTGCTGAGAACACGCAGACAACGCAATACACTGCGACGAACGTCACAGCTATCATCGACAAGTTCACAGCAACGAACTACACCGCAACGGCTGCAACAATCAGCGTTAACCTTGTGGCAGTGTCTGGCAGCGCAGGAAATGACAACCTTATCGTCAAGACCAAGACGCTTCAGCCATCGGAGACCTACACGTTTCCTGAGCTAGTCGGTCAGGTAATTGCGGCTGGCGGATTTATTTCAACTATTGCGGGAACAGCGACAGCCATTAACATACGCGCATCTGGACGGGAGATAGCATGATGAAAAAGCCAATGATGATTATTGAAGGCTTCGCTGGTCTGCGTGAAAGCGAACCATTCATCACCACCGCTGAGAACAAGAAGAACACCAAGATCGTCATCGACGATTGGATGCTTGGCCCTGAAAACCCAAGCAACGAGCGTGGCGCTAATCCTGAATACTGGGTTGCCTTGGGTGTAGCTATGCAAGTCGATGAAGCTGAGGCTCGTCGCCGCCGCTGCTCCAACTGCGAGTATTACGACAACAGCACAATGACCCAAGCAAAGATGGAAAAGATTCCATTTAACGAATGGGACGTTGACGCTGGCTTCCGTGGCTACTGCCATAAGTTCGAGTTCATCTGTCACGATCTTCGCTCGTGCCAAGCACAAGAAGAACGAGAGTTTGAATTTGACGATTGATTGTGATATGGTTTTGCCACAGAGCCTTAAAGAGCAGCCTGTGGCTCATTTCGTAAAGGTGATGCTGTGACTGCAATATGCCGCACAAAAGACATTGATACAGTTGAAAGCGCTCTTATTGAGCCTTTCACAAAGGCTTTCAATGAAGCGGATGTTCAGCGTCTAGAGTCGGCACTTCTTGACCTACCACAAGCTGACTGCCCTATTACGCATCGCTTTGCTCCAGGTATTTACATTCGTGAAGTTCGTATGCCAGCGGATTCTTATATAGTAGGCCATCATCACAAGACAGCCCATTTCAACAATATGCTATCTGGTCGCCTGACTATCTTAAATGATGATGGCACAAAGACGGAACTAGTTGCTCCACAGTCGTTCATCGCTCAGCCAGGACGCAAGATAGCCTACATCCATGAAGATGTTATCTGGCAGAACGTGTTTGCGACTGATGAGCGTGACGTTGATGCACTTGATGAGATGTTCCTAGACAAAAGCGAATCATGGCAGGAATCAAAGAAGTTTAACCAGATGATGTTAAGCTTTGACCACTCTGAAGATATTGCTGACTTCTATGCAGCGATTGAGGAGTTTGGCTTTGACGCCGAGACAGTGCGGGAAATATCTGAATTACAATATGATCAGATTCCGTTTCCACATGGCGAGTATAAAGTTGCGCTGGGTGATAGCCAGATCGAAGGCAAAGGATTGTTTGCATCTGGTAACATTCCACAGTTTGAGGTAATTGCACCAGCATTGATGGGCGGACTTCGCACACCAGCAGGGCGTTACACTAACCATTCTAAGAATCCGAATGCAATGATGTTCCGTATGGAAAATGGTGATATATATGTTGTTGCAATGCGCGACATCTCAGGATGCAAGGGCGGCAGCAACGGCGAAGAAATTACAGTAGATTATCGTCAGGCTTTGATAGTGACGATAGGGGGATATTGATATGAGTGCAGTAGCAGCGGCAGTTATTGGGAGCGCAGTTATTGGCGGCATTGTGTCAAGCAAAGCAGCAAGTAAAGCTGGTGCAGCGCAGGTGCAAGCTGCTGATGCTGCTGCGGCTGAACAGCGTGCGGCTCGTGAAGAAATGCGGACGCTGCTTAACCCATATGTTTCCGCTGGCACACCAGCTCTACAAGCTCAGATGGCAGCATTGGGGCTATCAGGGCCAGAGGCACAGCAAGCCTTTGTCACTCAGCAAGAGCAAAGCCCTATCTTTCAATCATTGGCTCAGCAGGGTGAAACAGCAATCCTGCAAAACGCATCGGCAACTGGCGGACTGCGTGGCGGGAATGTTCAAGGTGCATTGGCGCAGTTCCGTCCCGCATTGCTAAATCAGTTTCTTGAGCAACAATACAGTCGCTTGGGTGATCTAACTAAGGTTGGTCAAGCATCGGCGGCTGGCGTTGGCGCATCAGGAATTACATCTGCCACTAATATTGGACAGGCATATACTCAAGCTGGTCAAGCCAGAGCAGGTTCCGCATTAGGACAAGCCAATGCTTTTAATCAAGCCCTTGGAACTGTTGCTGGTCAGATACCAGGAATGATTGGCCCTGGAATAAATTCAAGCATTACTAATATGTTTAATAGAAACCCTGGGATTTTCTAATGGCTCAACCATTCAATTATAACATTGCAAGCCCTATGGCAGCATTTGAAGGCTCGTTTAACTTTGCTCAGGCTCAAGAGCAAAAGCAGCGTGCTGAACAAGCAGCGCGTGAAAAGCAGTTAAGGGATCAGCAAATGGCACAGCAACGACAGGCTGCTTTGCAATCTATTGCTGATAACAGATCACCAGAAAATATCGCTAGAAATGTTCTTCTGTTTCCTGAATTAAAAGAGCAAATTACTGCAAGCGAATCCATATTGAACGAAGCGGAGCGCACAAGTGCCAATCAACTTCGCGCTGAAGTTATTGGTCTGTTTAGGGGTGGCAATATAGATGCTGCCCGTGCAAGGTTGTCAGCACAATCTGAAGGATACAGAAACACACCTGGCAAGGAAAAACAGGCGGCTGCATCTGAAGCACTACTAAAGACTTTCGATATTGACCCTGACTCTGTAATTCTTCCAATGACGATTCAGTTGGCTCAAAGCGATGAGAAGCTTTACAAAAATCTTTATGGCGGAGATGAGAGCCTTTCTGCAACTGGCAAGGAATATCAGGATCGAGTCCGCATTCAGGGCAAGGAAAAAGCAGACGCATGGCTTGAGTTGCAGGGCGAAAAGCTTTTTGCGGTTCCAGAGGGCGGCGAGCTTGTCGCTGGTTCTAGTATTCTTGGTAAAGGCCCGATTACTGGGAGAGCAGCACCTCCAACTGTAACATTTAAACCATTACCAGCGACAGGAGGTCAGACGGATAAGCCGTCTGGTAACTTTCGCTGATGGCCGAGCGGTGATTGGTGAGTTGTTTCCCAACGCACGGATAACATCTGGCTATCGGGGGCCTAATGATCCGCTGTCGAAAAAGAACCCAAGGTCTTATCATGCCAGAACTAAGGGCGCAGTCGATATTGCTCCAATACCTGGCGTGACATTTAAAGAGTACATTGCTGGCATTAAAAATGCTGGTTATAAAATTATTGAAGCTCGTGACGAGGTAAAAAACCCGTCTAAATATGCTACAGGCCCACATTGGCACGTTGTGATAGGGAAATAGAATGGCTGAACAGTATCAAGAAGGTCAACGGCTTCAGGGCAGTGATGGCAAGATATATGTTGTCCAAGGCGGTGTTCCGCGTGAGGAAATTACTCCGCCTGATGTTACGCCAGTTTATAAACGCCCAGCAAAAGCTACAGAGCCTACAGAAACATTTAACATAGCTACACCAGAACAAAAGGCTGCTGCTGGGCTTGATCCTAATCGCGTGTATCAAGTTAGCTCAACAACTGGAGAGTTTAAGGATGTTGGTGGACAGCCAACCGCCAAGGCTGATGTAGCACCAGACACCAACCGCCTTCCCCAGCTTTATACTGGCATTTCTGCGGTCAGGGATTTGCGTAATCTTTCCGATAAATTTTTGTCACTAGGAAAACAGGCTGGTGGAATCAGCGAAACACCCGTTATTGGTTCTTTGCTTGGACAGAATCGTTCTGACCTTGAGGGATCAATTGAAATCCTTAAAGGCATAATCATTCAGGATCAACTTGCGCGACTAGCTAAAATTAACCCTGCTGGTGTAGCTGGGCTTGCAAATACTCCTGGTGAGCAAGAGCGGTTTGTTTCAGCTATTGCAAACCTGAATCCCAATCAAAGCCCTGAGCAATTTGCAATAGGACTAAAACGCGCTGAAGATTATCTTAACCGACAATTAAAAGAATCTGGTGGAGAGCCTGTTGGTGAAAGAGCGGCTCCTGTAGCTGGTTTGACAGCAGCACTTCCTGGCGATCGCGTTGTTGCGGAAATTGACCTTAAAAACGCAAGGGATTTGCAGGCTGCATGGCAAAGCGGTAAATCAATCGAAGAACTAAGTGCCATTTCGATGGCCAACGTCGGTTCACCGTTGACACCTGAAAGCATCGCAGCCCTAACAGCGGACACTAATCGTCAATTGCAGTTCCAGCCATATTTGGCCCCAATGGAAGATGTAACTGAGGACATGGGGCTTATTGAAGGCGCAATTGAGACTGTAACTGGTTCGGAGCGTAGCACTCCAGAGATTGAGGCTGTTGCTGACTGGACAACTATGCCTGAGCTTAACGAGCTATCGGTTGCTGGCGCACGTACTGGTATTGGTACAATGTTCACAAGCCCAGAAGAATCAGTTGCAATCATTACGGCCAATTATCCTGGCGTTGAAGTAAGGCAGGATGAAAAGGGCAACTACATCCTGCGTTCGCAAGATGGTAAGGACTATGGAATTAAGCCTGGTTTCCGCTTCAGCGATGTTCCACGCGCTGTTGGTGGTATTCTTGCGTTCACTCCTGCTGGACGAGCAGCAACATTTACTGGTGCAGCCGTTAAATCTGGTGCGACACAAGCGGCAATCGAAGGCACTGAGTTTGCTGCTGGCGGAGAGTTTAACGCCCAGCCCATCCTTATGGCTACAGCGGCTGGCCCTGCTGAAAAGATTATTGGTGATGTGGTAACCGCTGCACTCCCATCAGTAACGTCCAAATTGAGACAACTTACTGGACAACCTGAAGTGCCATTAGGAGCGGCTCCTGAAGCCCCTGCTGGCATGGGAATGCCCTCTGCTGGTGTAATGGCTCCTGATGCTCCAGTAACAGGCGCTACGCCTCCCGCTGGGCCGACCATTTCGACTCCTGCTCCTAATGCAGCTTCTGCATCAAGGCCAGGTGGCGGCGCAATGTCTACAAGCGAGGAAACAATCCGCGTCCAGCGTGCGGCTGAACTGCCAGTGCCTATTGAACTTGCACGATTCCAACGAACACGGGATTTTACGGAACAGCAACGCGCACGCGAACTTGCCAAGAACAACGAAGTTGGTGGCCCTATTCGTGAAAGAATGGCGCAGCAGCAAGATGAACTGCGTCAGAACTTTGAGCGGTTTATTGAAGGCACTGGTTCTGAAGTATGGAACAATCCATATGAGCAGGGCGGTGTTATTTCTGACGCGCTTTCAACCCTTGCAAGGCGTGAGCGTACACGCACCAGTGCGCTTTATAAGCGTGCCGAAAAAGCTGGTGAGATGCGTGAGCCTGTTAGCTATCAGGAATTAAGCGACTTTATCGCACAGCAAACGCCAACCACCCGCGAAAAATTGGCTCCGGTTCTTAAGACTGTTGAGGAGCAGATACTAGCTAACGATCCAAATAAAACAGGGATGATGGCCCTGAATCAAATGGAAGATATTCGTAAGCTTATCAACAAGGTTGCAAGCCCAGGGACTGCAGACGCTACCTTTGGCCGTGATATGCGTAATATTATCGACAACGCAACCAAGGACGCTGGCGGCGATGTATATAAGCAGGCGCGTGCATCTCGCACCAAGTATGCCAGAGATTTTGAAGACATCGATCTTGTTGAAAAAGTCTTTGCTAATAAGCCTGGAAGCACTGATCGCTTTGTTGCTCTTGAGAAGGTAACAGATAAAATCACTGGAGATAACACACCGCTTGATAGCGTGAAGCATCTTCTTGGCTTGCTAGATCGTGCTGGCCCTCGCGGTGTTCGTGCAAAGCGCGAATTGCAAGGCTCTGTTATGGAGAAGATCAGGGATCAAGCATATCGCGGAATCACATCAGATGAATCTGGGCAAGCGGTGATTCAGCCAACTGCGCTGAACAAAATCATTACAAGCCTAGAGAAAAACGGCAAACTTGATGTGATTTTTGATAAGAAAACAGCAGAGCTTTTAAGCACAATTAACGATGTGACCAAAGACATCATTACATCGCCACCAGGCAGCATTAATGCCTCTGGAACATCAAGTGCAATTATGAACGCAGTTGATACTCTTGGCACTTTTGGCATAACAGGATTGCCTGTTCCGGCAGCGAAACTTCTTAATGATTTCCGCAAGACTATGGCAGCACGAGGAATGCGTAAAGAAGTCAAAAGGCTTCTGGATTAATGACCTTTCGCAGCAACATAATTTCAGCTATAAACTCAAATACGCAAGGGGTTAAGTAATGGCCGTTCTTTCTGTACAAGTTCCGTATCCTGTGTTTCTTGACCGTGATGGACAGCCTTTAGATAATGGCGACATCTATATAGGC